CAACAACAATCGAATACTTGGGAACAATTCTGCAACTGGGTTACATCAACCGATAATCGTCTTTATGTCGGTTGGTTTGGAGTTCTGATGATTCCTTGCCTGCTTGCTGCTACGACTTGTTTCATCATCGCCTTCATCGGTGCTCCTCCTGTGGACATTGATGGAATCCGTGAACCCGTTTCTGGTTCACTCATGTACGGAAACAACATCATCTCTGGTGCTGTGATTCCTTCGTCCAATGCTATTGGACTGCACTTTTACCCCATCTGGGAAGCTGCTTCCCTAGATGAGTGGCTTTACAACGGTGGACCTTTCCAACTGGTAGTCTTCCACTTCCTCATCGGCATCTATGCTTATATGGGTCGTGAATGGGAACTCTCCTACCGTCTTGGTATGCGTCCTTGGATTTGTGTTGCCTACAGCGCACCTGTTGCTGCTGCTTCTGCAGTGTTCCTGGTCTATCCTTTTGGTCAAGGTTCTTTCTCTGATGCGATGCCTCTGGGTATCAGCGGCACCTTCAACTACATGCTTGTGTTCCAGGCAGAGCACAACATCCTGATGCACCCCTTCCATATGCTTGGAGTTGCTGGTGTGTTCGGTGGTTCTCTGTTCAGTGCTATGCACGGTTCTCTGGTTACTTCCTCGCTGGTTCGTGAAACCACCGAGAATGAGTCACAGAACTATGGTTACAAGTTCGGTCAAGAAGAAGAGACTTATAACATCGTTGCTGCTCACGGTTATTTCGGACGCCTTATTTTCCAATACGCTTCCTTTAATAACTCACGTTCGCTGCACTTCTTCCTCGCTAGCTGGCCCGTTGTAGGCATCTGGTTCACTGCTCTTGGTGTTTCCACGATGGCATTTAACCTCAACGGTTTTAATTTCAACCAATCTATTGTTGATTCTCAAGGCAAAGTGATTAATACTTGGGCTGATGTTCTTAACCGTGCTGGACTCGGGCTCGAGGTAATGCACGAAAGAAATGCACATAATTTTCCTTTGGACCTGGCAGCTGCCGAAGCAACTCCTGTTGCTCTGACCGCACCTGCAATCGGTTGAGTTTCATAAAAACTGAATAAGATTGAAAGAGACCTTTACAGGTCTCTTTTTTTATGGTATTATATATAAATAGTTCCATACCAAACTTCCATACCATAATGAAAACTTGCAGCAGATGCGGAGAAACAAAAGAACTTGATGGTTTCTCTAAAAGAAGCAGTAGACCTTCTGGGGTTCAATCAAAGTGTAAGGATTGTGAAAGAGAAGTTCGTAGGCAATATTATAAGACCCACGAATATGCCCGACGCAGATTTAAACTTACAGAAGACCAATATAATGAGTTGATGTCTAATGAGAACTGCCAAATATGTGATGTGAAACTAACAAAGAAATGTATTGACCACTGCCACTCTACAAATAAAATTCGTGGAGTTCTCTGTAATAACTGCAACACCGCACTGGGTCTTGTTGGAGACAACATAGATACATTACATAAAATGATTGCGTATCTCAATGTCTCATAATAATCAACATCATCCTATGGAACCCTGGGTAATCTGGGCAGGAGTAGGTATGATGGGATTTACAGTTATTGTGTTTGTCGTCTTCACTCTTTCAGTAATCTATTGGGGATAAGTGTGCTAGAATATCTACAAGAGAACTGATATTATGCTGATCAAAAAAGATTGTATTGAGGGACTGAAAGAACTCGCATCAGATTCAGTTGATTGTATAGTAACTTCACCTCCATATAATAAAAAAGGATTACTTGGAAAGGTGAAGCAGGGCAATCAAATCTGGGGTAAATTTAATATTGATTATAATACCTATGGTGACGACATGCCAGAGGAAGAATATCAGGCATGGATGATAGCACTTTTAAATGAATGCCATCGTGTGATTAAACCTGATGGATCTATCTTTTTTAATCATAAACCAAGAAGATATAAAAATCGTTGCTATCTACCAACAGATTTCATTCAACATAGTGATGCTGAACTCTATCAGTTGATTATTTGGGATAGGCGCAATTCTCCAAACATTCGCAATGATGTTCTTGTACCATGTACGGAGCATATCTATTGGTTATGTAAGGACAAACCAAAAGTATTTCGTGATGCTGTTGATCCTGATTATCGTGGTGAGGTTTGGGTGATTAATCCCGAAAGACAAAAACAACATCCAGCACCATTTCCACCACAACTGGTAAGAAATTGTATCCAATTAACTACACAAGAAGGTGATTTAGTTCTTGATCCTTTCATGGGATCTGGCACCACTGCGATTGTTGCCAAAGATCTTAATAGGAATTGGATAGGATTTGACATTGACGAAAAGTACATTAAGATTACAGAAGAAAGATTAAATGAAGGTCTGAATCAATTTTTTGTTTGATTCCAGACAATTGAATAACTGGCACAGGGGGCAGCAATGCCCCCTTTTTATGGACTATAATAATCGCATACTCAAAAGACTCATGCCTCTCACTGCTGAACAAGGTTACAAGACCCGCGAAGAGTACTCTACTATTAAAGAGAAAGCAGTATGTGATGCTCATGGTCTTCAACAGATCGGTGGTTCACGCACCAAGATTGATGGTCAGAATGAGAATGAGCGTGCCAGTATCAAGAATGCCAGTGGTTCTTCAACACAGGTTCATTTGACTACACAAAAGCATTTTATGGAAGTGTTGAACATTGGTGGTAATGCTGCCGAGTTTATTAAGCATTTCTGTGGTCATGATGGATATAATTATCAAGGTCGTGATCGTCGTACTATTAAAGAAATTCATCCCGAATATACTGATGAGTTTCAACGATTCCTTAATGAAAACAAAGAACGAGTTATTGATTTGGTTATTCGTAATGGTTATGATATTACTCATGTCATTTATAAAGATATCAAAAAAGATGTTGAATATAAAATTACATATCAAGAAATTATTGATAAGATTCAAAATGCCGAGTGGAAATTTCTTCGCGGAGGAATTCATCTTAAACTGAACAACAAAACCCTCTTTCATTTTCAGCGTGAAGGTAAGCGCAGTAAATCCAATCGTTATAATGTTCTTTGGCATATTCATCGTAATCTTTTTCTTTGAGCATAAACACTCATTGACTTCTATGTTAAGGAATGTTAAGATAAATATGAGAAACGATAATGGAGGTTATGACTTCTTCAACTCTTTCACAACCAATTTCACAAAGGGGGTGGTTCGATGTCCTGGATGACTGGCTTAAACGAGATCGCTTCATATTTGTGGGTTGGTCTGGACTATTACTTTTTCCCACTGCTTATCTTGCCCTTGGTGGCTGGCTTACTGGCACAACGTTTGTTACAAGCTGGTATACCCACGGGTTGGCGTCTAGTTACCTTGAAGGCGCTAATTTCCTTACGGCTGCTGTGTCAACGCCTGCAGATGCTATGGGTCATTCTCTTCTTCTACTTTGGGGTCCTGAGGCTCAAGGGGATATCGTCAGGTGGTTCCAACTTGGGGGACTCTGGACTTTTGTGGCGCTCCACGGTGCCTTTGCTCTCATAGGATTTATGTTGAGGCAGTTTGAGATTGCCCGTCTTGTAGGGATTCGTCCGTACAATGCTATCGCATTCTCTGGTCCTATCGCAGTATTCGTTTCTGTGTTCCTGATGTATCCTCTGGGGCAATCCAGTTGGTTCTTCGCACCATCTTTTGGTGTTGCTGCTATCTTCAGGTTCCTTCTATTCCTACAGGGTTTCCACAACTGGACACTCAACCCCTTCCATATGATGGGAGTTGCTGGTATACTGGGAGGAGCACTTCTCTGTGCGATTCACGGAGCAACAGTTGAGAATACACTTTATGAGGATGGGGACAAAGCGAATACATTCAAAGCATTTGAACCGACTCAAGAGGAAGAAACCTATTCAATGGTTACTGCTAACCGTTTCTGGTCGCAAATTTTTGGAATTGCTTTTAGTAATAAGCGTTGGCTTCACTTCTTTATGCTCTTTGTTCCCGTCATGGGTCTCTGGACTAGTAGTATTGGTATTATTGGTCTTGCTCTTAACCTACGAGCGTATGATTTCGTATCGCAGGAAGTGAGAGCAGCAGAAGATCCGGAATTCGAGACGTTCTATACAAAGAACATACTTTTGAATGAGGGGTTAAGGGCTTGGATGGCACCAGTAGACCAGCCCCACGAAAATTTTGTATTTCCTGAGGAAGTTCTTCCGAGGGGTAATGCTCTCTAAATATGTTGTATAATATTAAGACCCCTCACAAGGGGTCTTTTTTTTAACTCTATGAAGAAACGAAAAACACTTTGGAGAATCTGGGCAAAAGCACTTGGAGAAAAGGCAGGTAGGAATGACAAAGAATCAGACCACATTGCTGGTATACGGACTATTATACTTCTCACTTATTTCATTACTAATCTATTCATTATCGCGGGGGTCATAAGACACTGGAATGATAACAACGGAAACACCATACAAACTAGCAGAAATCATACGAGATACTTGGCCGAATCTTTACAGACCACCAAAAAAGAAGTATAATGATGAGAGACTCAACAAACCTAATGATTGGAAACCTGGAACCAGAAGAGAATGTGATGGGAAGCAATGATTGGTTGGGGCAACTTTCTATTGCCCTTCAAAAATTAGAATGGACTGCTGATGATAATATTGTCGTTGAAATCGGTGGAGTTGCTTTCAGTGGTATTCAACAAACCGAAAGTGCGAATCCAAAATGGGCAAAACCATTCGGCACAGTCTCCTATCAGAATGATGCCTTCATTGTGATTAAAAATAAAACCAGAAGTCCCATAGTCCCTTCACAACCTAATCCAGAACTTAAGGCACATCATGAACAAGTACAATAGTGAAGATTATTTTACAGTCAGAGAAAGAAGAACTGGAAGAAAAATTTGTGACTGTGCAGATTTTGAAGACGCAAAAATGATGATGAGAATGGACGGACCAAATCGTGAGATTGTAAAAAACAAAACACTGATGAGTCCAGTCATTGATGTTGAGATTCCAAAGGCACTACCGACCAATGAGATCGTGGTGAATATGGATGGTGGTGTTGGTGGTTCTTGGGAAGTTAAAGACTTACCACAAATTAAACTTCCAGAGGGTGAAGGTAATCCCGTGATTGTATGAACCATCGTAAACATAAACAAACACAAAACCTAAAAAAGAAAAGGATGTATACGCCTGAAGGATACATTACAGATCCCCCAGACGCACAGTGTCCTTATTGTGGGGAGAAAAAGAAAGCGTGCTCTTATGTCAATAGTCTCGCAAGAGCATGGGCACGAGGAGCATGTAAGAGAATAAATAATCATAAGTCGCAGTAACTTATGGGACCTCTACACTCTCCAAAAGAATACTTGTTTCATTTACACGCAACAAGTTCTGGGGAGGCGAAACGAATGTGGAGGCAACATATAAAGGAACAATGGGAACATCAATGTGCCTATTGTGGATCAGAAGAGAATCTTACAATAGACCACATTGTTCCACAGTCCAAAGGTGGAATGGACTTTACAAAGAATGTAGTTTGCTGTTGTCACGATTGTAACCAGTCAAAGGGACATGAGCACTGGAAGTTGTGGTATGTTCAGCAAGACTTTTATAGTGAAGAAAAATTTAATAAAATAGAGGAGTGGATGAAACCAGATCCACCAGTGAACCTATTTAAATATCGTCCCAGAAGGAATAATGCTACTTGAATAAATAAATGAAAGCAGTACATACTGCTTCTTCTGGTACATACCGAATGCGAATAAATGGCAACACCATATAGGATTAAACGATCTGCTGTACCTGGTAAAAGACCTGCAGTAACAGATCTTCAAACTGGAGAAATAGCTCTTAATACTTACGATGCTGAACTCTATACTTTAAGAGATAGATTCTCCGTAACTGGTATTGCCACAGAAGTCGTTCGTCTCGGTGCTGGTGCCACAGTCAGCAATGTTTTGTATGTAACCAAAGACGGAAACAATAATAATACG